GGCCAGGAGTACCTGGCGCGGCAGGACCCCGAGTACCAGTCCTTGATGTCCCAGTTGGGGCTCAGCCCCAACGCCTCGGTGGCCGAGGTTGGCGAGCGCTTGCGGAACCTCGATCCAAACGACTGGGCGACTGGCCGACGACTGCTGGAGCGCAAGAACGAGGTGCTCCAGGGCACCGAGGCACCCCAGCTGTCGGAGCTTTCCTGGCAGCCTGGGGCCCCGCGCGAGGAGGCAGAGACCGCCTTCAACATCGCCACCGGCCTCGCCTCGCTGGTGGCTGCCCCCGAGGGCCTGGCCAGTGGCATACCCCGCTTCGCCGCGAGCCTGGCTATCGACCCGACCGCCATCCCGGTCAGCGTGCCAGGTGAGGCTATCGGGGCAGCTGCTCGCGCAGTCCCGCGTGCCCTGCCAGGTCTCCAGCGCTTCCTGCGCGACGAGCGTGGCGAGCTAAGCCTGGGGCCCGAGGCCCCCGCGCCGGCGCAGACGCTCTTCGAGCGCTTGAAGCAGACGCCGATGCTCACCTCTGACGACGCTGCCGCGATGCTCGGCTCGCCCAGGCTGCCGGACTATCTGGAAGGCGTCGTGGCGTACATGGATGGCCAGCGGCAGAAGCTGCTGAGCGGCCAGCTGAGCAACCGCGACGTGACCAAGGCGTGGCTGCTGACGCTTTCCAGCCTGGTCTCTCAGGCTCGCGAAGAGGGGAGTGTCTCAGCTGGCCTGGGCAAGATCGGCATGGAGGTGCCTGAGTCCGCGATCAGCACGATTGGCGGCCAGCGCATGGTGCGCCCCGAGGACCTCACTGCTGCCTGGATGCTCACCCCCGAGGGGCGCTCGGCACTCGACTCGTTCGAGACCGGCAATCCGACGCCCAAGGCGCTCGCCGCGATGGAGCGCTTCCGTGCCGCTCACACGATGGGCAGCCCGCAAATTCGTACCCAGTACCTGACCGAGCAGAAGCAGGCTGGTGAGTGGCTGCCCAGAAACTGGTACGCCGACATCCCGAGGGTCACCGAGGAGATCAATGCAGCTGGTCGGGCGGGTGATATGGGCGCTCTCGACAACGCCCTCACCGGGCTGCGCGGCATCGGCCCCAACAAGACCGCCTTCATCAAGCAGTTCCTGGGCATGGGCAATGGCGTCACCGTCGACTCGAACGAGGTCAACTGGTGGCTGAGCGGCATCGCGGACGCCGGCCAGGTCAAGGACAAGGCGCAGGCCACCTTCCTGAAGAACGTGGGCCGCGCCGGCCCCGACAGCGGCATCCCGCAGTACATGCAGCAGATGCTCCAGCAGCGCTTCGGGGAGCTTCGAGACAAGGGCTATGGGGCGGGTCTGTCCGACGATGTCTTCAACCACGTCATGCACCACTGGATGTGGGACACGATGAAGGACGCCCGCACCCCGCACGAGTCGCTGTACACCGCGATGGCCAGGGCCCGCGCCATGCCCGAGTACGCCGCGACGCTGGGCGGCGGCCTGGCGGGTGGCTATGGCGGCTGGCAGTCAAGCGAGGGCGAGCCGCTGCCGCAGCGCCTGGCCAAGACCGCAGCTGGCGCGGGTATCGGGGCCGCGACCGTGGGCGGTGGGCTGTACGCCGCGAGCCGCCCAGGGGTGAGGCGGTTCCTGTCCAGCGAGTCGGGCGAGCTAAACCTGGGCGGCAGGGACGCTGCTCGCCTCGCGGAGCTAGACCAGCGGCCCTACAACGCCGACAGCCTCACCGAGGCGTACCGCATCGTCACCCCACAGCGGGTGGAGCGGATGATGAACGCCACCGTCGACGACGCCGCGACCCGCATCTCCTCGGGGGCTGGCCAGATTCCGATGCCCGAGGCGCAGGCGTTCATGCGCCAGGTGGCTGACGAGGGCACCCAGATGCTGCGTGAGAGCCAGGTGACCAGCACCGGGCTCGGGCCCGAGGCGGCCAAGCGGCTGGGCATGGATGGGTTCTTTTCCAACAAGTTCAACTACGGGGGCAACGAGGAAGACGTAGCCAGGCTCACCCAGGGGATCGTCGGCACCGAGCGGCTACCCACCCCCGAGTCGGCGTGGGACTTCGCCAGGCGCGAGGGTCGCGGCCAGGACAAGGGGCTGCTCGGCTCCACCCAGCTGCCAGGCGAGAACGACGCCCAGGCGATTCCGAGGGTGTATGCCTACGAGACCGGTGGGTCGCCGCTCTTGCAGCCGTTCAAGCCGGCGCTGTCGCTGGTCTGGGAGAACGACACGCCGCGAGCGGTGACGATGCACCACGGCTATGGCGTGTTCTCGCCTCAGGCCGACCTTCACACGTCGATGCTCCCTGGCCTCCAGAGGGCGGTCTACGACCCGGCAGCGGTACGTGGCGGGCAGCGCATCCAGGGCGAGTTTGGCCCCGAGGTCGTTGGCTGGGACCAGGGCGGCGCAGGTATCCCTGTCGGCGGCGGGCGCAGGATTGCGGACACCGATCTTGTGGTCGGGCACGAGGGCGCAGCCGACATGCGTATGGCCACGCTGATGCGTTCGATGCCCGACGACCTGATTCGTGAGATTCAGACTGGCAGGCTTCAAGACCCCGCAAGCGTGGCAGCTGTGCTGCTGCGGGAGACCCTGCCGCGCGGCTACCGCCCGCTGATCCAGCAGGCCAAGACGGTGAGTAAGGGGCTCGGTCAGACCCTGAGCAAGGCAGAGGAAGAGGCGTTCGGCCTGGCCGCGCCGTCTAACAAGAACCGCACCGAGTCGCTGGTCTACAACCCGCAGCTGGAGAACGTCAAAGCCATCTACCTGGCGGGCACGCCAGCTGATCTGGACAAGCGGCTGCCCAACATGGGTGGCGACACCCGTCGCAGTCTGGCCTTGCAGCTGCGCGAGCAAATCCTCCAGCAGACGGGCAAGGACGTGCCGGTGCTGTTCAAGGACTTGTCGGGCCTCGTCGACGAAAACGCCGGGCTGGTGGGCAGCAAGCTACTCGACGAGTCCCAGGTGCTCGCCGGGACGAAGGTGCCGCTGGCCCCAGGTCGGGCGGACATCCGCCGCCGCTACATGGACGTTGGCCGCAGTGACGCCGGCCAGGCCAACGTCGGCGCTGCGCTCACCCTGGGATCGTCCGCAGCTGGCGGCCTGGCTGGCTTCGAGTCCGACCAGAACGCACCGCTGGAGGAGCGACTGAAGCGAGCGGCTATCGGTGCAGGACTGGCTGGCGCGGGCACCCTGGGAGCCAGCAGGCTGCTGAGCCGAGCCCCAGCTGCGGCCAGGGTTGCCGCCGAGGCAGCGCCCACGGTCGAACGAGCGGCACCCGAGGCCGGCAGGGCAGCCGAGGACCTCATCACCCCGACCGCCGAGGAGGCCGCGCGGATCGAGCGCATGGTCGCCTCGCGCAAGGACGCAGTGGCCCGCGAGATCGGCATGTCCGAGGAGGAGCTTCGCCGCCGCGTCACCGATCAGGTCCTGGGCGGGCGCAAGTCGGCCCCACCGCCCGAGGGCACGGTTGTGACCGGCGGCCCGAAGGTCAGGACCGAGGCCCCGCCCGAGCCAGCACCAGGCGCGACACCCCCACCGCCCGGTCCGACCGAGGAGCCGCTGCGGCCAGTCGACCGCACCGAGCCCACCGAGGGCGAACGCCAGTGGGCTGGCAACCTGAACCTGGGCAAGTACACCCCGCCCGAGGTGCGCGACATCATCGCCACCAGCTACGACGCCACGCCTGGGGCAATGGAGGCGGCGCGGCGCGGGGTGACGCCCGACCAGGCAGTCAGGGAGATGGCCGCTGACCTGGGCGAAAAGGACGTGAACAAGCTGCTCAAGCGCTGGAAGCCAGGCGATACAGCCAACGCCGAGACCATCTATGCCGTGCGCCAGTCGCTTGCCAACGAGAGCCAGCGGGTGCTCAAGGCACAGCAGGCGCTGCGCCGCGACCCGACCTCCATCGACTCCCGCATCCGCCTGGCCGAGTCACTTACTCGTATGCAGGCAGTGCAGGAGGTGGTGCATGGGCTGACCGCCGAGGCGGGCCGCTCGGTGCGCCAGTTCCGCCAGGGCATCGAGGGCCAGAACGTCATGCTGGACCGTCTGACCAAGATGGCCAAGGCCAAGGGCATGAGCGGTGACGAGTTGGTCAAGCTGCTCTCCGAGACCGACCTCGAAAGCCCAGCGGAGGCGATGAAGATGGCCAAGATGCTGACCCCCGCCTCGAAGATGGATAAGGCCTGGGCGCTCTGGTACTTCGCCCTGCTGTCCAACCCGCTCACCCACCTCCGCAACATCACCTCGAACGCCCTGGTGGCCGGCACCACGCCCGTCGAGTCGTTGGCAGCTGCTGGCGCGGACCCTTTTGCCCGAGGCCTGTACCGCCTGGCGGGTGGCGAGGCAGCTGGCCGCCAGCGTTTCGCCGGCGAGGCGGTGCAGGACATCAAGGGCACGCTCCAGGGCCTCGGCAGCAAGAAGCCCGTGGTCGGTGAGTTGGACCCTGAGCTAGCCGATGCCGTGGGGGCGACAGCTGGCCTGCCGCTCAGCATCCGCAAGGCGCTGCGGGCCTATCTGGAGCAGCCGACAGCTGAGCAGGTCCTCTCGGGCGAGGCCAGGCCCGAGGCGTTTTCTGGGCCAGCTGGTGCGCTGATCAACTCCCCAGGGCGAGCGCTGATGGCCGAGGACCAGTTTTTCAAGACGCTCAACGAGGGCGCGGCTGCCAGCCGCATGGCGTACCGCAACGCCAAGCAGGCCGGCATGAACACGAGCGCAGACATCGCGGAACACATGGCCAACACCCTGCGGAACCCCGATGCGGACTTCCTGAAGCAGATCGTTGAGCAGGGCAAGTACCGCACCTTCCAGAAGGAGAGCGGCCTGGCCAACTGGCTCGTCCAGGGTCGCGAGCGCTTCGCCCCGCTGCGCTACCTGCTGCCGTTCGTCCGCACCCCGTGGAACGTGACCAAGTTCGCCGCCGAGCGCTCCCCGCTGGGGGCCCTGGGCATCGCCAAGGACATGCTCACCCCAGGCGGTCGCGCGGCTATACGTAGTAAGGGGCCTGGCGACCTGGCCGACCGCATGGGCCGCGCGGCTATCGGCAGCCTGATCACCGGAGCTCTGGCGCAGTACGGCGGCGACAACCTGACCGGTGCGGCCCCGAGCGACCCGACCGAGCGGGACGCCTTCTACCGCCAGGGCAAACAGCCGTACTCGTTCAAGAACCCCGTCACTGGTGACTGGAACAGCTATCAGCCGTTGCAGCCGTATTCGCCGCTCATCGCGGCGGTGGCCAACGCCAAGGAGCAGCTGCGCCAGCACCCCGACGACCCGATCCAGTCGACGCTGCCGACAGCTGGCCTGGCGTTCGGCCAGGGGCTGCTGGACATGCCCTGGACGCAGGGACTGGCCGACTTCTTCGACGCCTTCAGCGGCAAGGGTGGTGGCCAGGGCGACATCGCCCAGAAGGGCTCGTACTGGCTGAATCGCCAGGCAGGAGGCCTCGTGCCAGGCATGCTGAAGGCCGTGGCGCGGCAGCACGACGCCACGATCCGCGACCCGCAGAACGCTATCGAGTCGATGCTGGCCAACGTGCCCTTCCTCGAAGACCGTGTGCCGGCTGCGCTTGATGCCTTCGGGCAGCCGCGCAAGCGGCCAGTCCTGACTGGCGCGGGCGGCCTGGAGAACTACGTCAACATCTTCCAGCCGAGCCCCGCGACCAAAGACCCCGTGGAGCAGGAGCTAGAGCGCTTGCAGCTGCGCGGCTACAACGCCGAGCCAGGCCTGGTCGGCAAGAACCTGAGCGTTCTGGAGCAGCCCGTGCAGCTGACCGACGAGCAGCAGAAGGCCTACCAGCGCTCGTCTGGCCAGCTGAACTACGCCATGCTCAGCCTGGTCATCGGCACCCCCGAGTGGAACGCCATGTCCGACTCCGACAAGGTCGCCTTCGTCGACAAGGTCACCAGCGAAAGCCGCGACTTCGCCAAGACGCAGATGACGCCGCAGCTGGCCGAGCAGGCCTTCCGATCCTTCCAGCAGGAAGCCCAGCGCAACGCCGGTACGCCAGTGCCAGCAGGGAGATAACCGATGGCCCAAGAAGTTCCAGCGTCCACTCTCAGCCCAGGCGAGCAGGGCCAGATGGCCAGCTGGATGCTGGCGATGATGGCCAAGGGGCAGACGCCCACCGCCCAGAACGCCCAGGCTCCTGCTGACCAGAAGTACGTCGCGTGGTTCGCACCGCCCGCGAAGGCTGGGGAGCAGCCGACGCTGACCTACGCCCAGAACCCCAACTACGACCCGAGGGCCGCGAAGACCACCGTCTATGGCTCAGCTGACGGTGGCTACTTCACTGTTGACGACAGCGGCAACAGCACCACGGTGCGCGAGCCCAACGCCGATGCGCTGGTCTCCAACGCCATCGACCGCCAGACCAAGGAGGCCCTCCGCAACGAGCGGCAGGCCAACTCCGATGCTGGCAAGGGCTACCTCACCACCGCCGAGCGGGCCCAGATCGAGAACCAGGCGCACACCCAGGGCCTCGACGACCAGAAGTTCAGGCAGCAGCTGACCGAGTACGCGGACAAGCAGAAGCGGCAGGACCAGTACGACGCCCAGCAGGCCGAGACCGTCAAGGCCAGCCTGGCGCAGACCGGGGCCCAGACGCAGCTGCTCGGGGCCCAGGCCGGCAAGGTTGGTGCCGAGACTACCCAGACCCAGACGCAGACCGATGTCCTGAAGGCGACCACCCCCTCGACAATCGAGGAGGCCCAGGCGCGGGCGCAGCTGGCCAGGGCCCAGGCAGCCACCGCCGAGCAGAAGCTGAAGCAACCCCAGGTCCTCACCGCTGGCGTCGAGGGCCCCTCGATCTACACCCAGGGGCCCGGTGGCGAGGTTCAGGCGCAGATGCGCCAGGGCTACGTCCCCAAGACGCTGCCCGAGATTCAGGCCCGCATCGGCCAGATTCACGCCGCAGCCAACGCCAAGGCGGCGCAGCTGCAAGGCAAGATCGGTCCGGACTACAGCGCTGATCAGGCCGACGCCGAATTCCGCGCCTGGTACGACCAGAACGTCAGTCCCGAGACTGGCACCCTGGCGAGCGCCCAGGAGCAGGCGATTCAGGACCGTGCCACCGCCGAGTCAGCGGCCAAGACCACGGCATACAACTCAGCTCTCACAGCTGGCCAGAACGCGGTGTCGGCCTACCAGAACCAGGCCCGCTACCGTGTGGGCCCGGGCGCAGCTGAGGCCCTGAAGCAGGCGTCCACTGGCGACCTGAGCAAGGTCGACTGGTCGAACAGCGCGGTCTACCAGGGCCAGGACCCCGAGAAGCTGCGCCAGTCAGCTGTCGCGGATGCGCTCAAGTACCTCAACCCGATGGCCGCCCAGATGGCCAATGTCCAGCAGCCAGGTGCGCCCGGGGGCCTCAATCCCCAGGATGCGCTCAACATGAGCAACTGGACCTTCAAAGGGGCCCCGCCACCAGCAGCTGGAGCCGCCGCGCCGGCAGCTGGAGCAGCTGCTCCCTCGCAGCAGTCCTACCAGATCGGCCTGGGCTTCAACCCCAACATGGCACCAGGCGGCGCGGGGCTCGCGGACCAGCAGGCACAGCTGGCAGCACAAGCCGCCGCAGCAGCTGCACCGCCACCGGGGCCAGGGCCGGCACCGGCCCCCGCAGCTGCGGCACCCTACGCAGCGCCCCGAGCAGCTGCTCCCGCCGCACCAGCTGCGGCTGCCCCAGCACCCTGGACCGGCAGCGACACGCTTACCAACCCGCTCGGCACCCGCTACGACGCGACCCCCTATACGCCACCGTCCGTGTCGCCCTACTCGACGCCCGAGACCTCGTATATCGATCCCATGGCAGCTGCACTGGCTCCTGCCGCAGCAGCAGCCCCAGGCGCAACCAACCAGCTGCCGCCTGGCTACATCGGCAGCGGCCCAGGTGGCTCGGTCGCCTTCCGAGGCGGTGCGCCGATGGCACCCCCGGCGGGCATGGCGTACAACGGCCTGACCGGTGCCTGGGAGGCTCCTGACGCCAACAGCTGGTCGCAAAACCCAGGACTGATCCCAGGGGCCGTTGGCAGCGCCATCACCACGCCCACGCCGAAGGCACCCTCGCCACCCAGCGGGCAGACCGGCTACATGCAGCCAGGCATGTCCTACAACGCTGTGACGGGTGCCTGGGAGGCTCCAGACGCAGGCAGCTGGCAGCAGCACCCTGAGCTAATCCCCGGCGCGGTTGGCGGCATTGGCAGCGCCATCGGCAACTACCTGTTCCCGACCGGCTACCGCTGAGCTACTTGAACACGGAAGGAGCACCGACTACGATGGCCGACGAACAACCAAACACCCCTTCTGCGGAACCGCAGGCTATCGATGCAGCAGCTGCACCGGAGCCGAGTTCGGACAAGCCAGAGTCTCAGGGTTCGTCGCCGCCTTGGTGGCAGCGCATGTTTATGCGCCGAGGCGACCCGGACCCCGTCGACCAGGCAGTGGACTCAGCAGCCGAGAGCACACCGTCGACACTGTCGCTGACCCAGGAGGAGTTAGACCGCCGAGTCCAGGCAGAGACTGACCGGCGCGAGGCGAAGCGGGCCCAGGAGGCTCGTTATCGAGCGAGGCGCGAGCTTCGGGACACAGACCCGTGGCAGTACGCCGAGCAGGAACGCAAAGAAGAGGAAGCGGCCCAGGGCAACTTCCACGTCACGCAGTTCCTCCAGAACGTCGGCGTTGAGCATGACCGAGTGGCCATCGACCCGCTGTTCCTGGCACTGCCGAAGGCCGAGCAGGAGCGCATCCAGAAGATGGAAGGCGCGGGCCGAGGCCTCCAGGGGCGGAAGCTGGTTGTGGATGAGTCGCTCAAAGCACTTGAAAAACATTGGCGGGCCGAGGGAGCCAGGGACGCCGAGCAGAGGTTGCGACGTAACCAGGCCTTCCGCAAGCAGCTGCTCGCGGAGGCTCGTGGCCAGGCGACAGACCCAGACCTGTTGCCGGCTGTTAGCGCATCCGAAGCCGACCGCACCGTGAGTGCCCTCCTGCGCCGCCACTACAACCTGGGCTGAGGTCCGCTGAGTAATCGCACCCCGGCCCGCCAGGAGCAGCCGAGGTGCCTTACAACTCAATCGCTGTCCGCACCACCCCAGGTGCCGGTCCACTTATCCCCGAGGACGTTCAGCGCGAGATCGTGCAGAGCGTCGAAGTCAAGAGCGCGGCCATGACCCTCATGCCGCACGTTCGCATGAAGCGGGCCCAGCAGCGCATCCCGGTGATGTCGCAGCTGCCCATCGCGTACTGGGTCGCCGGTGCCAGCCTGGACGCCCGCGACATCGGCATGAAGCAGACCACCTCCGTTCAGTGGGACAACGTCTACCTGAACGCTGAGGAGATGGCCGTGATCGTGCCAATCGCCAAGAACCTCCTGGCGGACATGGACTACGACTTCTGGTCGCAGGTCAAGCCGAAGGTCACCGAGGCGTTCGCGGTCGCCCTCGACGAGGCGATCTTCTTCGGCGTGAACGCCCCGACCACGTTCCCGTCCAGCATCGTGGCGGCGGCCAACTCAGCTGGCAACCTCGTGCTCGCGGGTGCCAGCACCGTCGACTACCTCGACGACATCAACAACGCCATGGCCCTGATCGAGGCCGATGGCTTCGATGTCAGCGGCTTCTGGGCCAGGCGTCAGGTCAAGGCCAAGCTGCGCGGCCTGCGCGACACGACCAAGGGGTTGCTGTACTACCCCGAGACCGCGCCGAATGCCTCGGCCAACCTCGGCACCTTGTATGGCGAGCCCATCGTGTTCTCGAACGCTGGCCTCAGCGGCTTCCAGACAGGTGCGGCCAACTACTCGATGATCATGGGCCAGTGGGACCAGTCGATGCTGGCCATCCGCGAGGACATCGAGATGGAGATGTTCGACACGGGTGTGATCACCGACAACGGCAGCCCGCCGGTGATCCAATACAACCTGCTCCAGCAGGACATGGTGGCGCTGCGTGTGACCGCCAGGTTCGGCTGGGCGGTGCCCAACCCGATCAACCGCCAACAGTCGACGAAGGCGAACCGCTACCCGTTCGCGGTCGTGCAGCAGAAGGCGGCAACCGGCGGCGAGGGCTGAGGTGAGCAACGTCATCTTTACCGCGACGGTGTCGGTGCCCGACCCGGTGACGGGCACCACCTTCTACGGCAAGCACCATCAGGCCAACCTCACGGACGAAGCGTTCGTGAGGAGCCTGATCTCCGAGGGCAAGGCGGCACTCCTGGGGGCGACGATCCGCCGCCCCCGCGTGACAGCTGTCGCGGCGACCACCGCCACCATCAGCTTCACGGTCGACCAGCCCTGCACGGGCATGGCAGCCAACTACGGCACGAGCACGGCATATGGCAGCACCCAGGCCGCCACACCCGCCTCGGGCTCGGGCGACATCGTGGTGAACCTCACCGGGCTCACCACCGCCACGCTCTACCACTACCGCATCACGGTCACGGTGGGCACCTACACGACGCTCACAGGCGACCTGACGTTCACCACCTCATAGCGCCATGCCCTGGAAGAAGCTGGGTAAGGGGTACACCACCAAAGAGGGCGGGTTCATCACGAACCCGAAGCAGTACGAGGCGCTCCGCAAGGAGGGCATGTCCAAGGAGCGTGCTGCTCGCATCACCAACGCCAAGAGGAGGAAGAAGTAATGCCCAAGGTTCGACTGCTCGTGCCGCATGGCGAGCACGGCGCGGGTGCGGTGATCGATGTCGACGACGAGACCTTCGCCGCGCTTCGAGCGGATGGCAAGGCAGCGTCGGTGGCGGACGAGGAGGCAGCTGCCAAGGCGGCCCAGGAGGGCAACTACAGCGCTCGCACCACCCGCCCCGAGGAGTCAGCGGCCAAGGAAGAGAAGAAGAAGTAATGGCCAGGCTGCGCTTCCTGGCGACCGCTGCCGATCCGCGACCAGGCAAGGAGGGCACGGTCTACGGCCCAGGCCACGAGACCGACTACGACGCCACCGACTACGACTTCATCAAGTCGCTGCTGGTCGATGGCAAGGCCGAGCTACTGGACGGTGTGCCTGAGACCCTCTACGCACCACCCCAGCAGACGTGATCACGCTCGCCCAGCTGGAGCAGGAGGTGGCCAGGCGCACTGGCCCCTTCTTCCAGGCGGCCCAGGACAGCGGTGTGCCGACCTCGTCGACCACGACGAGCGCCATCATGCCGACCCTGAAGTCGAACGCTCTGCTGGGCGGGCCCGAGAATCTGTGGCTGCTGCGGCGGGGTGTGTTGGTCGGTGGCGCCCCCACGCCGCAGCCCGTCCAGATCGTGGACCGCGAGCGGCTGGTCCAGTCCTTCGACGCCGGCGCGGGTCGCGTACTCGTCGACCGCAACTGGCGAGACCCGATGCAGCCCAGCGAGCTAGCCGACTTCAGCCACCTGTGCCCCAGCCAGGAGCTCCGGGCGGCGGTGCTCGCCGGGCTGCGCCGCTGCTTCTTCGACCAGCGCTTCGGGGCAGCTGTGACGAGCGCCTATGGCGACATGGACCTGACCTACCAGCAGCCGTGGGTCACCTCGCCCGGGCAGGTTGAGCGTGTCCAATATGGCTACACGAAGCCCATAGGCGAGGCCCCGTTCGAGGCGGTCATGCAGGACGGTCACGTCATGCTGAGCGGCTCCTGGGGTGCCTACGCCCCGTCCAGCGTGTGGGTGACAGCTGCTCGCCCGCACCTCACCTGGGTGAACGGTGCCGACTCGACGACGGGGCCAACCGACGATGATGACCTGCTCTCCGTGGACCTCGACTACGCGGCGGCAGCTGGCCACATCGAGGCGTGGCACCTGTTCCCAGGGCGGATGTTCGCCGCAGCTGCGGGCAACTTGCAGGCGACCCAGGAGATGGCGGCGCGGGAGTTCACCCGCCAGGCGATGATCTGGGGGCCGAGCCCCAGCCGCTTCGTCGGCTTCTCCGAGGTGGTCAGCCTGCCGCTATGACCATCGTCAACTTCAACCCGGTCAGCACCGAGCCGCTGCCGCCGACATGGTCCCAGGGGCCGCCAGGGCCGGCAGGGCCTCCTGGCCCAATCGGTCCCTCGGGGCCACCCGGCGAGGACGGTGACGAGGGCATCCAGGGCGTCCAGGGGCTCCAGGGTCCGCCAGGGCCACAGGGACCGATAGGCGCGACCGGTCCCCAGGGCAGCCAGGGACCAGCCTCCACGGTGCCGGGGCCGCAGGGGCCGACCGGCGCAACGGGACCACAAGGGCCAACAGGACCAACGGGTGCCGACTCCACGGTCCCAGGCCCAGCGGGGCCAACGGGACCACAAGGAGCCACCGGTCCTCAGGGACCGCAGGGACTCACCGGGCCGCAGGGGCCGCAGGGCAACACTGGCGCGACCGGGTCGCAGGGACCGCAGGGCGCGACTGGTCCGACCGGTAGCCAGGGACCACCCGGTCAGGGGGTGCCAGTCGGTGGTGGCGTGGGCCAGGTGCTCACCAAGGTCACTGCTGCCGACTACAACACTGCGTGGCAGACGCCTGCTGCCGGACTGACGATCCCGCTCAGCCAGAACCTGACGTGGGCTGCTGACAACACCTACGACATCGGTGCCAATGGATCGGGCAGGCCTGGCAACCTGTACGTGGCGAATGGCACCTACGTCAGGACCAATCTGGACGTGGGGTCAACCTCTGGCGGTCAGACGTATGGCGTCCGGCTGCGCCGCTGGAGCGACGGTGCGGTGATGCCGGTCGCTACCAATCCAGATAGCCAGGACACGCTGCAAATTGGCGGCGGCAACATCAACACTATGCGGCTGGCGACTGACGGTGGCCTGGTTGAGCAGCGAGGCGAATACAGCAATGTTCCGCAGACCCTTCGCATCTACAACACGTACACCTCAGCCAACGACTACGAGCGCGGAAAGCTGGGCTGGACTGCCAACCAACTCCAACTCAAGACGGAGAGCGCAGGGTCCGGAACTGCCCGCGCCGTAGCGGTCAACTCTGCTGAGCACCTGTACCTGAGTGCCTCAGTCCACACGTATGTGGACACCAATCTGCTCTATCTCAGGACGCAGGGCGGCCTGTACATGAGTATTGGTGGCACCTACTACTTCCAGGGCCTCAGCACAGGCTGGCATCCCTACACGGACAACACCGTAGACCTGGGCGTGTCGAACACCCGCTGGCGTGCGGTCTGGGCCGGATCAGTCAACGCCTCGGCGGGCGTCACGCTCACCGGCGGCAACCTGAACTTCAACCCGGACAACACCCTGGACATCGGACCGGCGGGCAACACGAGGCCACGGAACGTGTACCTGGGCGGCACCTTGAACGTCGGGCCGCTAAGCAATCTCGGTGTGCTGCGAACGTATACGAATAACGCCACGTTTAGCCTGGAGGCTCCGGCCAGCTACCTGATGGCCGGGTCGAAGACTGGCAGCCACTGGTCTTGCAACACCTACTACGACGGGACCAACTGGCAGACCTGGGACACGGCGCAACCCAGCAGCACGCTCATCGTCCAGCCGGCTGCGCTCACCTGGCGCACCCAGGCGGCCAACGTGCCTGGCACCAGCACCGTTCGGTTCAGCGTTGACTCCAACGGCAGCGGCACGTTCGCTGGCAACCTGACCGCAGTCGGTAATTCGATAATTGTCGGCAACACGGCACAGTCCGTCGCCAACGGCGCTGACTGGCAGTCCACGGGGGCGTTGATTGCCGGCAACGGCTTCTTCTTCCTGGGCAGCGCCAAGGACTTGATGCTGCGCCGCGATTCGCCCAACAACGGGTGGTGGAACTTCAGCGGCATTGTCTCCTTCGGGAACCGGGTCAAGTTCCCTGACGGGGGCGTGGTCGGCTACCGGGGGCAGTACCAGGGCAACCCGGTCGCATCGGGAACCACTAGTTGGTTCATCGCCGCGACCCTGGCGATCACTGCCCGTGGCCTGAGCGGCGACATTCTCATTGTCCATGCCAAGGCACCGATTCGCCATTCGGCCAACAACGCCAATTTCCACATCGGGATATTTGTGGACGGTGGTCAGCAGACCTACACGATGTGCTGCGCTCCGGTCGCCAACCTCCCGGTCGAGGCAACCGCGAGCTTCGCTGTGTCGGGGCTATCCCCTGGAGCGCACACCATCCAACTCCAGTTCTACGTGGTGACCACTGGCACGCTCACGGTGGACACCGGCTCGTACACGTCGATCACTGCTTACGAAATCCTCGCCGGATAAGGAGAAGCCATGACCGTTCCTCAAGACCCCACGCCACCAGCAGTTGTCGGCTCGGCTCCGTTGAACGCCCAGGAGGTCAACAACCTCGTCGGTGCTCACCTCCGCAAGTTCGTGGACGTGAAGAACACGATCAATCAGGACCGGGACTGGCTCGCGGCCATCGACCTGAAGCTGGCTCCCTACTACTTCACGGACGAGCAGGAGACACTCATCAAGTCTGCGGTGCTCGGCCTCGACACCGACCTCGACACCATCGACATGACCTTCATCACCCGTCTGATCGGGATGTACTGATGAGGCGCATCCCGATGCGCGAGGTTCCTGGCGACGCCCCCATCGAGGTGCTGCGCTACTCCGAGGTGCTGCGCGAGGTGATCCGCCGCCCGCTCAACCCGCAGCAGGGGGCGACCATCGAGGAGATTCGCCAGTCGGTGCGGGTGCTCGATGCGCTCGATGCGGCCAACGGCACCCTGGAGCTAGAGGACGCCGACTACGAGCACCTGAAGGCAAAGACGCTGGCCATGCCGTGGAACGTGATTGACCGCCGCCTGGTGCAGCTGGTCGACGAGGTGCTCGGGGCCGAGTGAGTCTGCTCTCCTCGCGCCGACGCCCCTGGCCCTACCACATGCGGCTGGGCTCGATCCTGGGCTCACCCACCGACCGCATGGGGCTGATGCTCCTGGCCCAGCAGACCGGGATTCTGGTCGGGCGCAAGCAGCAGATGCTCGATGCTGTGGTGCCGAGCGTTCAGGAGTACGGCTCGTCGCCGGTGTACCGCGAGCGGACCTGGGCGTTCCCACCGACCGGCGGCTATGGCGAGCGGGTCCAGAGCAGCTGGGGAGACCATCGCTACTACTACGGCATGGACATTCAGGTGAGCGGTGGGCTGTTCGGCAAGGGTCCGCTGCTGCACCCGACCGCTCCGACCACGGTAGCTGGCGGGGTCGTGACCAAATTCATCGATGGCTACAACACCGCGAGCAACACGCTGACGCAGTTCATCCTGGCAGGCACGAGGGTCTACCGTCGCAGTGACGACACCAATGCTGGGCAGACTGTCGATAAGGGCGACTTTGCTACCGCGCTGACTGATGGCGCGGTGTTCCAGGGCGGGTTCTCGGGGGCGGCGAAGAGCCTGTACGTGACAACCGCCGGCGCGGTGTGGGAGCGGACGCCGACTGGCACATGGACGAACTGTGCCCTGCCATCAGGCTTCTCTGCGTATCGCCTGGAGGTGGTCGGCACCGAGCTATGGGCAGCTGACACCGTCAACAGCGTTATCCGCAAAGTGACCTCGGACCCCAAGGTCGCGGGCAACTGGAGCGGGCCGTTTTTCATCGGTGACCCCAGCGTCCCGATCAGCGCGATACGCCAGAGCGGCAACCAGCTGTGCATCTTCAAGCAGGACGGGTCGATCTTCACGCTCAACAGCGATGGGTCCTCGAACGACCTGTTTCCAGGGGCCGCCGGCACACCGTCAGCGGACAACGGGCTGCGGACCCAGGCGTGGCTCGGCTCGCTGTGGATTCCCAGCCCGACCACCCTGTACCGCCTGGACATGCCAGGGGCGCAGCTGGAGCCGGTTGGCCCAGGCAAGTACCTCGACAACGCATCACCCGTTCGGGGTGAGGCGCGGGTGTTCTGCGGCTGGTCGGGCTATCAGGGCTTCCTGGCCATCTACAACCCGACGACGCTGACCAGCTACCTGCTGAGCTACGGCAGCTGGGAGCCCAAGCAGGCCGAGGGCGGCGAATCAACCGTCGTCTTCGACGACCAGTTCGACGGGTGCCTCGCCCACTGGCCCAACAAGAAGGTCACGGCCATGTCGGTCAGCGGCGCGAGCGGCACCGACCGGCTGTACATCGGCCTGGACGATGGGACGTGGACGTGGTTCAAGCTGACTCGCAACCCGCTGGCAGCTGACTCGGGGGCCGAGTTCAACCTGGGACCAGCTGAGATCGTCTGGCCGCTGCACCACGCTGGCTTCGAGGCCGACCTGAAGCACTGGATGGGCTTCTCACTGTTCGGCCCGGTGCTGCGAGTGGGCGACGAGGCGACCCTCAGCTATCGGATCATGGCATCAGCTGGAGCACCGCCCACCGACCCGACCGGCAACTGGCTGCTCCTGGGCGAGTTCACTGCCAACGGCCAGAGAATCGCGGCCCCGTCGAACCTGGCTGGCAACGCCATCAGCCTGAAGCTGGGGCTCAGCAATCAGGACAGCACCACCACGCCGGTGATCGACACCCTGGCCATCCACGAGCGGGTGGTGCCGGCGTTCAAGCGCGACTTTCAGGGCACCGTGGACGGGCGCAGCGTCATCAGCCGCCTGGACGGGGCGGCCTACCGCCCCAACTCCGAGCAGGTCCACAAGCTGATGATGGACGCAGCTGCCCAGCCAGGCAGCCACGCGATAGAGCTACCCGACGAGACCGTGAGCGAGATTGCATTCTTCGACTACTCGGAGCGGCTGCTGCCGATGCAGGCCGGCGGCGGGCACAGCTGGCTGATCGACTTCTCGGCCACGCAGTTCCGACTGCTGACCATCTACGGGACGATCAAACGCACCAGGGGCACGCGGATCGGTGACCTGCGTGGCTACGCAATCGGGAGCCTGAAGTACCTATGAGCACACTTACCTCCGAGTTGAACCTGATCAAGGCCGAGGACGACGACGACAACGCCGACTACCTCGTCACCGACCTGGCCAGCAGCCTGAACATCCTTGACGGGATGTTCAACGCCACCTCGGGGCACAGCCACGGTGGGGCCCACCAGGGTGGCGTGCTCGGGCCCAACGCCTTCCCCGACAACAGCATCCCTGGGGCCAAGCTGACCGACCTGTCGGTCTACGCCGCGAAGATTGCCGACGCCACCATCACGAAGGCGAAGCTGGTCGCGAGCATCATCGAAGACCTGTTCGCGGGTGCGTTCGTCAACGTCGGCACTGCCTACACCGTGGTCGCGCCGGTGATGTTCGTGTTCTGCAACGGCACCTTCACGGTCACCCTGCCCCAGGCGTCGGTGACCAATCGACCCATCACCGTGGCCAACGCCGGCGGCTCGGGCCAGACCACGATTGCTTCAGCCGGTGGCAGCGCCATCGTCGGCGGCAGCTTCGACGTGAACACGGGCACGGTGCTCACAGGCAAGATCAACGCTGGCGACAGCATCACGTTCAAGTCGGACGGTGGCAACACCTGGCGGGCCGTATGACCTACCTGCTCTCAGCTGCCAACGCTGCTGCAACGTGGAAGGGCCGCGCTGACCAGGCGTGGGGCTCCAGTCGTCAGTGGAATCTCAACAGCAGTTTTGAGTCCGACCTCGCGGCCATGACCACCGACCGCAACACCTGGCAGAGTCGGGCAAACCAGGCTTGGGGTCAGAATCGCAGTTGGTCGAGCGGCCCGAGTTTTGAGAGCCAGGCGTGGTCGGGCGGTGCCTACAACAACGGCCAGCTGTGGTCGACCATGTACAACAACCTGCTCGCCGGGCTGAACAGCCCAGACGGGTTGCAGACCGCTGCCTACGCCATCAGCCACAACGCGGGCGGCACCGAGATACAGATTGGCACCTTCACGTTCGGGCGCAGCGGCCACTTCTACGTGGCCGTGGTGGCCAGCCTGTCGGGCACCCCGAATCAGAACAACGCCACCTCGACGCTGCGCCTGGCTGGGGCCCTGGTCACCTCGCAGACCGCCAACGTCGGCGCGGCCTCGGGCGCTCGCAACTGGTGGCACGGCTACCAGGCCGAGGCCGACGTGTCAGCTGGCCAGACGGTCAGCGTCTTCTACAACGCCTTCGCCACGGGCAACCCGACCTCGGGAACGTGCAACTTCCAGGCGCACTTCGTGCCAACCAGCGCTAACCACAACTGAGGAGGCAGCAATGGACGTGACCTACAACATCGGCCCAGGCGTCCAGCAAGCGATGGCTGACGCGGGCGACGAGCCGAGGTCCGACGAGCAGTTCGTCATACTCGAACCGGGACATAAGATAAGCCAGACCTTTGGGCGGGACGCTGTCTACTACTACATAGAGGAGGACAACGCCACCCGGCGATGTCCCTTTTGAGGTAGCAGCGCCGCCCGACGACTCGATTGACTGGGACGCCAGCTACCCCCAGGTGCCCCAGGTCTATTCGTGGACCTGCTCAGCCTGCTCACTCGATTGGTTGATGAAATCGGCTGCCCTCGACATGGGCTCGGGCAACGTCTACGTCGACCGCTACGAGACCGTCGACATGATCGGCTACCCCAACAACATCAACCCGGCGGTGGGGCTGATGGACGCCTCGGGCTCAGCGCTTCGAGCCGTGCTCAGCAATTACGACCAGCCCACCGAGCAGGCGTGGCTGGGCTTCGATGCCGTGTATGCGCTGGCCCAGGAGACCACGGGCATCATGTCTGGGGCCAGCTGGTATCACTGGGTCGGCATCCGGGGAGTCCAGGGCGATGCTCTGTGGCTGAGCAATTCGGCTCCCGGTTACAAGGGTATCTACGACATCCTCACCCGTGAGGACTTTTCCCGACTGGGCGGCTTCAGTGTCGTCTGGCTGAGCATGTAGGGAGGACTCATGCACGAAGCCTTCATCATCGTTGCCGTGATCCTGTTCGTTCTGGACGCCATTCTGTACTGGACGCCGAATGCGCCATGGGGAGGTCGGCTCCTGCCGCTCGGCCTGGCGTTCTTCGCGGCATCCTTCCTGTCAGCAGTCGCACGCTGAGAGGTCAGCCGTGCTGGTCGAACCGTCCAGTTCTCCCGAGCCCACGTCGGTCTCGATCACTCGGCTGGTCTGCCTCACCCTGGTCGTCCTGGCTGTGCTGATCGGCGGCGGCCTATTGCTGCTGCTGCGGCCCGAGTATTCCAGTGTCGCCATCGCACTGATCGGCGTGGTGGTGGGTGCCTCGTTCGGACTGGTCTCGGCTGCCCGGCCTCGGCCCAGCCAGGGCAAGTGACCTGATTTTGTGCGCTTGATTGTTAGCTACAGGGAGGCTTTTGTATGCATAGGGACGAGTCAGGAGGAGTAGGGTTTGAGATCAGAATGGGAGGCCGAGATTGGATGCCTCTGTCCCAGAGGGAGGGTGAAAACAGGCCCTTTTGATCTCAGCTGACCCCCCAAAACAGGCGATTGTTCGCAGCTTTGTGAGCTTAGCTCGACGGTGGGTCACCTGGGGCGTCCTGAGGTGACATGCGACAACGCTCAGCGTTCATGGCGATCACCACTCGCAGGGCTTGAAGCTCACGCCAGGTATCGGTCACCTTCTTCTGCCACTGGTCATTCTCGGCCTGCTCCTCCAGGGCGCGAGCCTTCCACGCCTCGCGTTCCTCCGCGACCATGTCCAGCGCCTGCTCCAGCCGCTGATTCTCGGCGTACACGTCGTCGTACAGACGCTTGAGCCGCTCGTTGTCGGCCCACAAGTCGTGCTCGTTCTGGGTCGGCTCATCCAGGGCCCTCTTGACCTCGCCTTGCAGCCGCCCGACCTCAGCCTCAGCCCTTTCGGCCCTCACTATCCAATCGACCTTGCCACCCGCCGACTCGGCCAAGGCATTGCGGAAGTAATCCACTTTGGCACGCAGCAGGCAGTGGCCGGTGCAGTGCTCCTCGCCCGAGCCGGGCGGGTCGCAGTAGCAGCCGCGATCAGACAGCCCCTCCGCGACCGCCGTGTGCCAGAACCGCTTGTCAGTCATGGCTGCTCGGGGCTGGCATCAATCGGATGCCCGAGTCCGCCTCGCTCGATTGCCCAGGTCAGGAGTGTTTGGGCCCACTCGCGTCGCGATACGCCAGCTACCTGCGCCTGGCGATCAAGCTCATCGGTGATGTACTTGGGGAGCCACAGGCGCAGGTCTAGCTCCTCGACTTTTCGGATTCGTACCGTCATGTGGCGGGCAGCTTCGAGAGGATGTTCAGCCCGAAGAAGACCACCGCCACTATGGTCCCGATGACCAGCCCGTAGCAGCCCAGGATCAGGGCGATCAGCTTCCAACCCAGGTCACTCAGCTTGTCCGAAACGTGCTCCTTGAGCCTGGCCTCCATGCCCACCAGGCGGGTGTCAAGGTGGGCCATCACAAGCTCTAGCTCGGCGTGTGTCACGTAATTGTCGGTGGTGGTCATCCGAAGGCTCTCCTTGCTCCTCGCCTTGAATTGAGAAACTTATTGAACAGCGCCCAGGTGTGATGTTCTACCTCGGCCCGCTCGGAACGTGTGAGTCTCAATCCTGGCACTTCGGCCAGCGCCTCCTTCAAAGGGGCATCCATCATGCGCCCGCGCACAACCTTGACGTTGTCTCCCGCCTCGATCAGATCGGAGCACTCCTCGCAGGCAGTCCAGCCGCCGGTCGAACCCCAGCCCATCTGGACCATATCGAACGTGTCGGCAGGGTAGAACCACTCGGGGTCGGGCCGCGAGCAGAAGTCACACTTAGCGCTCATCGTGCCTGCGTCCCGTCCGCCAGCTGGTCGGTCAGACCGTCCTTCAGCTGTAGTTCGAGGAACACTCGCCACCCGTCCTTGCCCTCGACGATCACGGGGTTCAGCCGGTACTTGGTCTGGCGGAACAGCAGCGACGTGCCGTTGCGGAAGCGGGCGAATTCCTTCTTGTCCGCGACCTTGATGACCGTGACGCGACCCTGCTCGTGGTCCGTCACGGTGCGGTTCACCAGGCTAGTCCAGACGCCCTGGGGGCGGGCCTGGGCCCTACGCCCCTCAGGGACCTCCTCAGGCGTTACTGAGCCGACGATTTCCATGGGTGCCTCCTTGGTTGTTGGTGTGCCCAGGCGGGCCCTGACGGGCCTCCCGCGCGGCCTGCTGGGCAGCCAGGCTGGCGAGTGTCTCCTCAAGCGTGGCGACCGGTACGGGCGGCCAGAGGATGTCCCAGCGGTCGCAGTAACGCAGCAGCGTTCGCCTGCTGATGCCGAGCGCCTTCGCCACCTCGGCCCTGGACCTCTGATCGGCAGGCAGCGCCTCGTAGGCTGTCTGTAAATCCCTGGTGAAGACCTGCTGGTTGATGCGGGTGGTCCCAGCTGGGCGTCCCCTGCCAGGGCCACGCTGTCGGTAGATGATCTCCGATGCCGTGATGCCGTGAATCTTCGCCAGCTTCTTCTTCAGACTGGCGATCTCGTCGCTAAGTCGCAGTACTTCAATTTCAAGCTCTTGGACCCGGTCCATCTTCGTGCGTGCCTCCGGCCTGTACTCAGGGCCGGCGAGCAGGGTGGTTCTAGCCACCCGCGCACCTTCGGAAGAAATGCGCGACGTTGACCACGCCATCGGCGCGGCCATCGAGCATGTCTGCCAACTTGTACCCGCCGAGGATGATTGGCCACATCACCCCGGCGGGGCCAACGAAGTGCCGCTGCCAGCTGTAGTTGTCGCTCCCCTTGAGTCTTCGCACCAGAGCCGCGTGCCCCCGTAGTGCAGCGGGACGGCTAGTGTGGTGCCACTCCTCCAATAGCTCTGGATGCTCTGTCCCCTCGCGGTGCAGCAGGGCGTTGGAACTCCAGAGCACGGGCGGGTTGTGCGGGAACATCTCGAAGCCGAGGAACACCGTGATCACTTCGACCTGTCCGTCTTCCGCTTCCCAAAGCTCGCGAGCCAGCACACGGTCTGTGTCCATGAACTGGGCCCAGCGGCGCGGGTCGGCCTCGCGGACAGCGCGGCCTCGCGTGTCGAGGGTCCACATGCGAAGTTCCTCGTCCACATGTTCATCCTCCCCTTGGCTCCTACGTGCGTTGGGTGCTGACGATCTCGATGTCGGCTCCGTGCTTCTCGCGAACCTTGCGGAGGGCCTCGTCGATGGTTGGTGCCGAGACCAGGCTGGTCCGCGTGACGATGAAGCTGACCGCCCACTCGCGCTCGTGGATCGAGACAGCTGGTGCAGGCAGCGGCTGTGGCTCGGGCACCGCCAGCTGTGCGCCTGGTGCCTGGCCCAGGTGCAGCTGCGTGGTCATTGAGTTGCCACCTGGGACCCACGTCTGCTTGCCATTGACCATCTCGAAGCGACCGGTCTGGTCGACGTTGAGGGCACTGGGGCGAGGACCTCGCTGGTTGCGCGGGGCTATCCCGTTGATCTCCAGTATTCGGTACAGCTGGGACGTGCTCAGGCTGTACGCCTGCTCGATTTCCTTCACGGGGACGCTCATGTCCTCGTACAGGCGCAGCACCTCGTGGATGGTCTGCGGGCTGGGCGGTGGCCTGCGTCGACCGCTCGGTGTTTCGACCACAGGCTCCTCGGCAGCTGGCTCGGGCTCGGGAGCAGCTGGCTCTAGCTCGACAATTGGCTCGGGCTCGGTCCAGCCACCTGGCCAGACGCGGCGTGATGTGCCATCTGGGCTGTCGAAGTACGCCTCGCCATCGCGGATGACCAGACTCTCGTCGTCGAACATGCGTCCGCGTGGGTTCCAGTGTTGAATCGCGTCCCTGGTCGGATAGCCCCGCCGCTTGCGAATACGGTTGGTCTCATTGCCATCGATCCCCAGGGCCCTCTGTATCTCGTGGACCGGGACGTCGGTGTCGACGTACAGGCGTTCGACCAGGGCGTCCTGCTCGGCGTCGGGGGGCAGTCCCCTGAACAGCTGTAGGTACAGACCCCGCTCCTGGGTGCCAAACGGTGGCACTCCCTCGGCTCGGATGCGGGCAATGGCTGCCAATTCCTGGCCTTTAGGCAGCTGCTTGGTTCGGATGGCTTCGTATAGCTCGGCCAGGGTGGCATGCCCGTTGACGGGGGCAGCTGCCTCGGCCATGACCTCAGTCGGCACTGCGAATTCCTCCTGAATGTAAAGCTGCTTGCGAGCCTCTTGCTGCTCGCGAACGTGCGCCTCGACAGCCCGGCGCAGGGCTCGGCGCTCTTTGATCTGCCGCCAGTACTGGCGGATGGATGGCTTGGTCTGCTCCCAGCAGGACTGGCAGATATTGAACCGGGCGATCTTGTGCCTGGCCTGCCCGCACTGGCGGCACCTGGCGTGGGATGTCGATGGCAACTCGTCCTCCTCTTCTCCATATATGTGCAAAAGGCCACGGGGAGCTAACCCCGTGGCCCATTGGCGCAGGAATGTGGAGCCCGCTCGGGTCATACTGCCCTGGCATCGCTCCTGGCCTGGGCCCGCATGGCGTCCATGAGGGCCTGCATCTTGGCGGCGCTGTCGCTCACCTCGCGGGCGACCGAGTGGGAGTAGACCGAGAAGATCAGCTGGGCGTTCGCGTGGCCCATCTCGTCCGCGATCTGGTCGGGAGCTACGCCCGCCGCGACCTTGTAGCTGGCCATGTCGTGGCGGCCCTTGTGCAGGGTCATGCGCGAGGCCACCGGGCCAGCTGCCTTCCGCATCTTCTCAAGCAGGTATTGCAGCTGCGTCGGCAGCATGAACAGCCCGTCGCCCGAGAACACCCAGTCGCCCGCCTCGCGGCCCGAGTCCCCGACCTTGCCCCAGGCTTTGCGATTGGCCATCTGGAGCGTGGCCTGGGCCTGGCGCTGCGCCTTGAGAGCCGCCGCCACCTCGGGCATGACCTGAACGCGGCGGACCTTCAGCTGCTTGCGCTGGCGCTGTGACTTCAGCACCTCGGTGACCGTGTACTTGCCACTGTTCTGGAGAACCTGGCGGCGGACGGTGAGGTAGCCATCGTCCCCGAAGTCGCTCCACTTGAGACCGGCAATCTCGGCGCGGCGAAGGCCGAGCCCGTTGGCCACGTCCCAGAGCGCCGCGAAGTGCGCGGGCAGCACCTCGTGCGCGGCATCGAGCAGGGCCATCGTGACCGCCATGTCGGTCTTGTACTCGTTCATGGTCATTCGCTTGGGGTCGTGGAGGTCCTCCTTCGGGTACTCCAGGCGCTCGGTCGGATCGAAGTTGAAGCCGCTGCGCGAGGGGTTTTCCTCCATCGCTTTGCCCAGGGTGCGGATGACCCAGACCGCCCGCCGCTGCGTGGGGATGCCGACGCCATCGCGGGCCATGCGGCGCACCCAGCCCTTGAGGTTCTCGAAGTTCAGCTGCTGCTCGGCGCGGCCCTTGGTCCCCAGGCGAAGGTGGCCACAGCCGTGGCTCTTGCTGAGGACGTGGTTCTTGAGGAAGTTGTTGAAGCGGTTCTCGGTGGTCTCCGACTTCTTCCCCTGGGCGACCTCGGAGGCGAGAATCTCGGTGCTGTACCACGCCGCGAACTCGGCCACGTCGGTCATCAGCGCAGAGGTGCGGCTGAGGCCGCGCTCGTGGTTGGCCCACCACTGCTTCCACTTGATGCGAAGCTGCTCCTTGGTCTTCGCACCGAGCGGCGGGTCGCGATGAGCGATCCCGTCCACGTAGTAGGTGGGAGGCGTGACCTGCCAGCTGGTGACCTGGCCCTGGGCGTTCAGGCGGGGGCGAGGGTTGGGCATGGCGGTAACGTCGCCGCCTTTGGGGGCCCGCTTGCGGGCGCTAGACTCTCCGTGCATCGGTAGCTTGCTCCTATCGGTGCCACGGGGGCGGGCCGTGCCTGGCTGCGCCCCCAACACCTTGAATGTGCCCCGCCTATGAGAGTGGCGGGGACTCGGGTTATAGGGGATGGGCAATTTGTGACCAAATAATGCCCATCCCGAGTTCAAGCGGGGAGAGTGAGTCACGCTGCGAGGCGTCTGTTGGGGTCCGGGGGCCAGGCGGCCCCCAGGCGGATGATGGTGGTCTTCAACGTGCGTCGATCCATGAACAGGCGTTTGGCCACGCGGACCAGGCTGGGCTTGCGACCGGGCTCGGCGTCCTGCTCCTCGCGGTACACCTCGCGTAGCTTCTTCTCGAACACGCTGCGATCCTTCTCGTAGGGCTTCACGCCTGGCTTCCTCCGCTCCCTGCTCACGATCCCAGCTGCCTGGTCCAACACGTCCCAGTCAGCCGCATGACACCGACACCGTCCCGCGCATCTGCTCATTGGATGAGCCTCCCTGGGGCACACCTCCTGACCCATGCCCTTGCCTGAGTTCGAGTCTACACCTGTGCAGGCGTCAGCAAGTGCTCTAACTCCGCCGACTTGCTTTTGCTGCACAGCCCAGTGTGCCTGGGGGCTCGTCCAGGGTGGCAGGGGCGACCTGTGCAAAATTATGGGCTGGCTCGAAATTCTGCACACTGACTGCCTAGCGGGTAGCCGGCGAGCGGCGGCATGCTGGCCGCCGTGTCTAGCTGGACCACCTTTCAAGTTCGACTTCGCCCGAGGGAGGCCGCCGTGCTCGCCAAGATGGCCAGTGACGAGCGCCGGCGGCCCCAGGACCAGGCAGCTGTGCTCATCGCCCATGCCTGCGAGGCGTGGCTAGCTGAGCAGGAGGCCCTGGTCTACGACCCCTCGGAGATTGAGGAGCTAGAGGCCGAGGCATGACCGACGAAGAGCAAGACGAGTGGGCACCCGTGCTCCTGACCAAGCAGCAGGCAGCTGCGTGGGCGCAGGTAAGCGTGAGCAAGCTGAGCAGCTGGCTGGACGAGCCAGGCTTCCCGGCAATCCGCACCCCGCGCCACGTCCGCATCCACGCCCGCAAGTTCGACGAGTGGCTCGCCATCAAGGCGGGAGGCCAGCCGTGAGCCAGACCTACACCGAGAGCTTCGGCAGCAACATCCAGGCGCGGCTGCTCCACGACCTGCTGCTCGAAGTGCGCGAGATCAAGGAGCAGCTGGGCAAGAGCGAGTCGCAGTCCAGCGTGCAGCTGGCCACCAGCGCTCGCGGCACGGACATTCAGGTGAAGTGCTACCCGCACAGCGACGTAGTCCAGGCGGGTGACGCTGCCCTGGAGGAGTACCTGCGCCTGCGCCGCGAGATCGAGCAGCGCCTGGTCGACAACTTCGGGGCCGAGGTCGCGAGGCGGAAGGCGTGAGAGCGCTCAGCCAGCGGCAGATCACGACGTGCGAGGAGTCGAAGCGACCACGCTGTCGCTGCCGCTGTCACGGGCAGCTGCATGGCATCCGCCGCGAGGGCTTCGTCCAGATTCCGATGTTCCACATCAAGCCCGAGGAGCAGCACCTACACCTCCCTCCCGATGTTGTGGAGGCTGCCCAGTCACTGGGGTTCCTGCCGTGATCCCAGGTGAATCGGAGCGGCACTTCCAGGCCGAGGTGATTCGTCTGTGCAAGGCGCTGCACCGCCGCTTCTACTTCACGCTGCACAGCAAGGGCTCGCCCGAGGGCTGGCCCGACCTCGTGATCTTGCAGCCACCGGTGCTGCGGATCAGGGAGTTGAAGACCAACACGGGCGCACTCACCCAGCCACAGCGCGAGACCATCGACCTGCTGAAGGAGTGCAACTACGTCGACGTGGGCGTGTGGCGTCCGCGCGACTGGACCCGAATTGTGGAGGAGCTACAGCATGAGCGAAGTGCATGACCGTCAGGTCCGCGTCACCATCCGCCGCCAGGTGAGCGATGGCAATTACGGAACGGAGGCGGCTGAGGTGACCGTGGAGGACTGGGTCGAGGATGACGAAGATGCCAGCTACGCGGCGGATGGGCTGCTGCTCGAAGCGCAACGCCTTGTGTACGGCCAGCTTGCTCGCTCTTCAAACTCGCGTGTCGCGGCTCAATTCCGCACGCCAGCGGCGGCGACCAAGGTGGCGACTGGGCCTGTAGCGGCACCGGCAGACCCCGACGATGACACGGACATGCCGTTCTGATGGCCGCGCTCGCGAGCCTGGCGCTGTTCGCCCAGGTGGTGATCAGCCCCGACGTGGAGCAGCTGGCCGCCGAGCACGGCATCGATCCTGTCGATCTTGCCGGCGCGACGTTTACAACTGGCCTCGATCCGCACATATATCTATGTGAGGTGGGTGAGGGTCCGTGCCCCTCCCCACCGCTCAACGCAGCTGTAGAGCGCCGCCTCGACTGCATCTCGTGGCAGGAGAGTCGCGACACGCCGAGCGCGACCAACCCCAGGACCGGAGCAGCTGGTCTGTTCCAGTTTCTGCGGTCGACGTGGGCCGGCACGCCCCAGGGCCGAGCGGGTCGGAGCCCGTATGACCCTGGGGCTGCCCGCGAGGCTGCCCGCTGGATGGTGGGCCAGGGACGCATCGGTGAGTGGTCCGTAGTGACTGCGGGGTTGTGCTGATGGACAAGAAGGTGAGACCGATCCCGCCTCCCCAGGCGGACTTCCTTGTGCTGCAAACCGTGGTGGCGCTGCTCACCACGTACATCGACAAGCCCGAGCTTGTGCGAATTGCGGAGGTGGTGTCGAACGGGACGAAGCTGCGCGACTTCAACGAGATGGACGCGGCGGCCTTCGTCGCGGCCTGCGCCAGGTTGCGCGACGAGTTCGACATCCGTGCCGACAACCTGATGCGTGGCAATGAGGAGTGGATGCAGCAGCGGGAGCGAGCGAACTGATGACTGACATGACGATGGAGCGCTACTCCGATAACCAGCTGAAGCAGCGCATCGAGTTGAACAGGAGTGCCAAGTTCGGACTCCAGTCGGCCACGCCCGAGCAGCTGAACGTGGTGTTCATGCTGGCGCGGCGCTACCAGCTGGACCCGCTCACCGACATCACCCTGTTCCAGGGCACACCCTGGTACACCATCAACGCTGCACTCCGTGTAATGCGGAGGCACCCCGAGTACGCCGGCTTCCGCCAGTGGCCGCTCAACGAGCAGGACAAGGTCGACGGTGGCTGGAACAAGGACGACATCGTCTGGGCCACCGAGGTCCGCACGAAGTCCTGGGGGAACATCGTGCAGTGGGGCAAGGTCACCCGTGCCGAGGTGGAGCAGGCCTTCAGCAGGGCCGAGCGCAGCGAGAAGCAGGCCGCGCCGATTGCGCTGCACCCGGTGGAGATTGCCCAGAAGCGCAGCGCTCAGCATGCCATCCGTGCCGCCTTCGGCTATGAGGCAGCGCCCGACGAGGAAGAGATTCAGCAGATCGTGGCCGAGGAGATGGCCAGGCGGGCCGACCCCGAGCGGCGCAAGCAGCTGGCCGCCAAGCATCAGGAGATATTCGAGCGCTTCGAGCCGAAGGACGACGATGCCGCGCGGGTGGAGGTCTGGGACCGTGAACGCCCGACGCCCGAGGAGGCAGCTGCCGCCGCCCGAGCAGCTGCCCAGATCGAGGCCGACGTGGTGGCTGACGCCGAGGTCGACGAGCCCGACGCCAACACCGATGCGCTCCAGCTGTCCAATGCGTGGCAGCGCAATCGACGACTGACCGACATGGCCACGCAGCTGAACGTCAAGGCCCGCACCCTGAACGTTCGCGCCAGCCTCGCTGAGATTCAAGCCGCGAACGATGCCCTGGAGCAGGCGCTAGCCCGAGCCCAGGCACCTCGCTAACCAAGCACATCCCTGGTGTGGGAGGGATACCTATGCCTCCGGAACCCATTCGTGTTCGCGCCACCATCAGCAGCATCGGCGTGATTGCGCCTGGCGTGGTGGAGATAGTGCTGGCCACGACCTTCAGCGACCAGGCGGTGCGGCTGATGGCGGCAGTCGAGAGGAAGTACTCGATCCTCATGGTGAGCGACGAGCCTGCCGAGGAGCCGCCCCCGTGACCGAGCGTGAGCGGCAGCGCCGCCTCCATGTCCAGAACCGGCTGGAGGAGCTCCGGCGCAAGCACGGTTGGGAGCAGCTGCCCATGCCCCCGTGGCTTGACACCCTGGAGGGCTGGCAGGAGACCCACGCAGCTGCGCCTTCAGAATCGCGCCAGGAGCCCCAACAGCCACAGGAAGCGGCGAAGCCGGCCCAGGAGCCGCCCCGCCGTGCGCCCACGCCACGGGCCCCTGGGAGGCCGCAGAAACGGGGTGCGGACTGGTGAAGCCAGAGGTGACCGAGGTCACCGACGAGATCAGCTACCTGTGGACGGACGCCGAGGTGCAGCTGGTGCTGCGCGGGTTGCGCGAGACCGACGCTGGTAACTGGCGCGGCATGCTGGAGGTGCGCTCTACCCGCCAGCAGGACCGTCAGAACGGCAGCGGTGGCCACATGTTCTGGCACGCGGTGTCGATCACCGCAGCCACCGAGCGGACCAAGCTGGCGGACAAGCTCCAGAAGCGGGTGCCGCGCCAGGATGGCTGGGAGCAGGAGATCGACCGATGCTTCTACGACGCATACCAACGGAAGGTGTGCGTGCCGGAGGGCACTGACCTGGCCGATGTGGAGCTAGTGAGTGAGGAAGCCCGCTTCCTGTACGACCCGATCCTGCCGCTCGGCCAGGTCGGGCTGCTGCTGGCCGACCAGGGCAGCACGAAGAGCTACCTGATGCTGTACCTCGCGGTGTGCGTGGTGCTCGGCATCAAGAGCATCTTCGGCAAGCCGCTGCGCCAGGGACCGGCGATCTTCTTCGACTGGGAGGTCGACTCCCAGGTAGCACGGCGGCGGCTGGGCTGGATATGTCGCGGCCTGGGTGTGCCGATCCCGCGCGGACTGCGCTACGTGAACATGGCTGACCGTGGCCGGCTGATGGACCGAGCCCGCGACATGCGCCAGCTGATCGACCGACTCGAGCCCGTGCTCGTGCTGATCGACTCGCTGACGTTCGCCACGGGTGCCGACCTGATCAGCACGGAGTTCGCAGCGCCGACGATGAGTGCCATCGGCGGCCTGGGCGAGGGGCTGACCAAGCTGGTGAGCGCTCACCCCAACAAGGCCAGCCGCAAGCTGGAGGCCGACGACATCAGCGTCATCGGCAGCGGCCTGTTCGAGTTTCGAGCCCGAGCAATCTGGCACATGAAGCGCGAGACCCAGCGCTCGGCCAACTTCATGGTCAAGATGGCCAGCAGGAAGCCGTTCGACGGTGCGCCGACGCAGCCCTTCACGTACCGCATGCGCTTCGACAACCAGCAGCACGCAACCTACTTCGAGTCGGCGTCACTGCGTGACAGCGAGGAGTTCGCGGACACCGAGCTAACCGTGGCCGAGCGCATCCGCAGAGCACTCCAGAAGCACGGCCAGCTGGACACCAAGCAGCTGGCCGAGGTGACCGGCGCGGGCGAGGTGCAGGTACGGGTGGCCTGCAACCGCATGGACGACATCTTCCCGATGACGGGTGGTGCCGGCGGGCGAGGCAGGACGACGACGTGGACGCTGCGCCAGCCCAATGGGACGCCAGGGGACCTGCCCTGGTGGAGCGACGACGATGACGCCTAAAGCGAATCATCCTGCCGTAACCGTATTCCGTATCGCACACCACCCCCTAAAGGGGGTGGGTGGTGTGCTTTGGGGGCTACGCTTTCCAATCCGTATCAGAACGGTTTTCTGAGAGTGCCTGGAGTGGAGGCCCAGCTGTCCCGAGCCGAGCGGGTGGCAGCTGGCCGACCTGGCTTCGAGCGCTGCTGCTCCTCGGTGATGCGTGGCGACGACAACAAGCATGGGATGGACCCAATGATCACGGACATCTGGTCGACCGACATCTACGCCTCCCAGGCCGAGTACCTCGTGGCCAGGGAGTTGGACCTGCCGTGGCCCGGCCTGGTGGAGCGCAGCGAGGTGGACGTGGGGCGGTGGATTCAGGTGCGGCACAGCCTCCGCGACGACGCCAGCTTGATCGTCCGCGAGCGTGACGACCCGAGGTGTGACTACGTGCTCGTGACCGGTGGCCGCGAGGGCCGCTTCGTGATCCACGGCTACCTGCCAGGCTGGAAGGCCAGGCGGCCCGAGTACCTGCGCGAGGTGGCCAATCGCCCGCCGGCCTGGTTCGTGCCGCAATCCGACCTCTTGCCTCTCGCAGATTTAAAAAATCCCCCGCTGGAGGCTAGTTGCCTGGCGGGGGATTCGGAAGTTCTCTAATAGAGAACCGGCTGCTGCTATATGGCGAGCGGGGCGGACTTTCGGAGCACTGCTACTTGCGGTGGGTGTGCCACCAGTACCCGCCGCCGAGCAGGAGGGCCCACCAGGCGAAGATGGCGAGGCCGCTGTTGGGCCCGCTGGCCCAGGGGCCGACCATGGGCAGGATGGCAGCTGGCACGAGGACCAGGGCGAGGATGGCGAGGCCGACGAGGAAGCTGGTCACGCCGCACTCCTGGGGTTGGCCCGCCGAATCTTCTGCTTGTGCGCCCGAGGCAGTTCCCGCTGGATGGTCTCCAGGGCGAGGCCCAGATACGCGGGGATGGCGTAGGTGTTGCCCTCCCACTTGGCCACGGTGACCGGGTGGACGCCCAGCATGCTGGCCAGCTGGGGCTGCGTCAGCTGGTGGTAGGTGCGCCAGGCGGCCAGCTGCTCGCCGGTCATGGCTTGCCGCCCCGCTCGTTGCGGTTCGGGCAGCGGTAGTCGCACATGATGCCCGGCGCGGCGGCGCACACCTGGCAGCTGCCCTCGGTGGGCACGCACCACCAGGCGTCCTGGGTCTGGCCCAGGAAGTCGGTCCAGGCGTCGACGACGTGCTCGTGCTCGGCGGTGGTCCGCAGGCAGTGGGCACAGCGCGGGTCGTAGGCCTCGGGCTGTTCGAGCAGCTTGACGCGGGCGACCAGCGGCCCGTCGAGGGCTTTGCGGCCACGCAGGTCGGCGGCTGCCGCGACCAGGCCGGGGATGCCCGACTCGTCGACGCTGCCCAGCCCGCGCTCGGCCACAGCTGGCCCGCGCCGGGCCACGCCGCTCTTGTTGGCAGCTGAGCGCTCCAGCAGGTCGCGCAGCATGCCATCGTCGATCCAGACGCGGTAGCTGACGAGGATCGGCTGTCGCCGTGCCTTCTCGACGATGAAGTGGCAGCGCCCGTGGTTCAGGAACGTGCCGTAGACGGTGCGCGGGTGCGGCTTGGTCGGGCGGCTGACGAAGACCTTCATCTGCCCCTGGCTCATGAGCCGGAGGTCGGCGGTGCGAATTGCCTGTGCCATCAGGAATCTTGTCCTTCCTGGGTGAGTGGAACGCCGCACTGAGAGCAGCTGCTCTCGCCGGCACTGACGATGGGCTTCGACGGGAGCCCTTCAATGGTGATGGGGCAGCGGTACAGCTGCGCCGAGCAGCAGACGCTGCTGAAGACGACGTGCCCCTCGGGGTCGCACTCCTTGTGGTTGTGCAGCCGAGGCAGCTGCTGCTCGATCAGCTGGCGCAGCTGGAGCATGTCGGCCTGGGTGAGCATGATCGTGTCGTCCGGGCCGAGGTCCAGGCGGAAGGCCACGTCCTTGCCCAGGCGGGTCGGGGTGATGGCGAAGTTCGAGAGGCGGACGAGTGGCTTCTTCACGCTGCTGCTCCCTGGAGGGCTGGCCCGTTGAAGCGGTCCAGCCAGCTGATGACCTCGGCGGTGGCGAACGTCGGGCCCTTGGGGTGGCGACCGATGCACGTCCCGTCAGCCGAGGCGCAACCGAAGGTCTGGGCGAGGCCGAGGCGCAGGCCCGAGTTGACGCGACCCATGTGGATCGTCTTGCCCAGGGCGAGCGCCTTGTCGCACAGCCGGCGGCCCCCGTCCGAGAGCTTCCACTCGCCCATGCGGTTGAGCTTCGAGATGAAGCGCTTCTCGGGCCCGCCGCCGAGGAACAGCACGTCGAACTCGTCCCAGGGGATGCGGTTCAGGTGGCGTTCGAGCCCGTTCTGGGCGACGAAGGCGGCGCGGTAGCCCAGGTCGCGGATGAGTGGCAGCACCGGCAGCGAGCGCTCGATGCTGCCCTGCCAGTCCCCGACCACGTCGGGTGCGGTGGCGAACAGCGCCTGGTGGGCGACGTGCTTCCACTTGTCCAGCAGGCCCAGGAAGCGGGCCAGGCTGAAGGGCTTCTTACCCTTGCTCAGGAACTCGGTGTAGACGCCATTGTCGAGGGCGAAGACGCCGATACCCTGGGGGCGATTGCCCATCAGCGGTGTCATCAGGACGCCGAAGTCGGGACGCTGCCCGAGGGCCTCGCGGCGGATGCAGCCCGACAGGTAGGTGATGGTCTTGCCCGAGCCGGGCGTGGCGAACAACGTGCTCACGATTACTTGCTCCTCGTGGCTGAACGGCGGCCTCGCCTGAGCGAGACCACGGGGGCGGAATCGACGGTCTTCGGGTAGCTGCCCGACTGGGTCAGCTTGGCTGGGATCGTGACACTGACGCTGCGGCGTGCGCGGCGGTCACCCAGGGTGAACAGGTAGCGGTGGTTGCCAGGGTGGCGGACGCGGCGGCAGCCGGCCTCGGCCAGTGCCTGGTGCAGCCAGACCTTCGGGTCCTGGCGCGGGCCCTTGGGCTTCGCACCCCAGTCGACGAGCAGCTGCTCCGCGTACTGGTGGCCCTGCTTCTGGAGGCGGACCTTGCCCAGGCACTGCTCGTTGTAGACCTGGCCGTTCGGCAGCAGGTAGATCGTGCGGTCGGTGGCGCGGCCCGCGTACTGGGCGTTCGAGGCCTGGTAGATCGTGCCGACGTGGCCGGGCATCACCGGCGTGCCATCGGCGGCGGTGCGCGGCAGCGGGTCACTGAAGCTGACGATGCCGCGCATGCCCAGGGCAGCTGCCTGGCGGAAGGCCTCCGCGATGAACCACGACTCGGCGTTGGCCGGCACCTCGTCCAGCAGCACCAGGCGGCCAAGCTCGGCGCTCTCCTTCATCGGCACCAGCTTGGGGAAGGGCAGGCTGAGCACCCCAGGGAAGCTGCCGTTCGTGAGCACCGCCACGCCGACCAGGCGCTCGCCCGAGTAGAGGCCGTAGCGCTGGAGGGCAGCGGTGTAGCTGCCGCTGTAATGGTGCTGGACCACGAACGCCGAGGCGGTGGGCTCGTCCAGGGCCGCGACCTCGAAGGCGCGGCTGTTGAAGCCGCCCTCGGAGGTGTGCCGCCAGCTGTGGCGGCGCTCGTTCCAGCGCTGGCAGAACGGTGAGGCGGGCAGCTGGCCGGCGATGAAGCTGGCGGTCTTGCCACTGCCACTCGGGCGGATGCTCACGAAGCTTGCTCCTTCGAGGTGACCGAGGCCCCGAGGCAGCTGCCCAGGGCTCGGAAGGCGGGTGAGATGACTGACTGGCCCAGGACCTCGTGGGCCACTGTCGCGGAGAGGCCCGCGACCAGCTTGGGATCGATGCCCTTGATCCGAGCGTGCTCGGCTGGGCTCAGCAGGCGGCTGTAGCCCTTCCGAGTCGGGTGGGCCAGGCGAGGATCGGTGGTGCCAGCCTTCTGGTAGCCGCGCCGCAGGGTCGGCACTGCCACTGACGCGGGGGTGAGGATGCGCTGCTTGAAACCGTGGCCAGCTGCGGCGTGCCGCGCCTCGTGGGCCGCCTGGCCCTCGAACTTGCGCCAGCTGGCGGCGGGCGTCTTGCGGTCAAGGACCTGGCCGAGGTTCGCGGGGCGGTCGCCGCCCTGGGCGAGGGCCGAGGTGTCGACGACCATGCCGCGAGTCACTGCCACCATCACCCAGCGGGTGCGGGCTTCGAGCGACCAGGCGGCACCGTCGACGGTGTGCTCCGAGACCTCGTAGCCCCACTCGGCCAGCTGCCCACGGATGATGTCCGCCGAGGCGCTGTCCGAGTACTCAGGGACGTTTTCGAGCACGATCACTGCCGGCTGCGTGGCCTCGATGATCCGCAGGAAGCCGTAGGCCAGGTGGCCGACCCTGGCGTCCTGCTCGGGGCGGCGCAGCCCCTTCTTGCTGCGACCGGCGCGGCTGGCGGCGACACAGGGGAGGCCGGCCTCCAGCACGTCGACCTGGGGGAGCACTGAGGTGTCGACGGTCGCGATGCTGGCCTCGACGCTCATGCCGCCAGCCTTCCAGGCGGGGTTGTGCTCCAGCGACTGGGCCAGGTACTCGGGGTTGATGTCCAGGCCGAAGGCAAGCTGGCCACTGACGCCGGCCTGGTGCAGGCCGCGCAGCATGGCGTCACTCGCGATGCCGCCACCGTGGCTGAGGCTGCCCAGGCGCAGCGGCTGGCCGGCTGCCATCCTGGCGTTCAGCCGTTCGAGGCGGGCCAGGCGGGCCTTCTCGACCGGGTGGACGCTGACGATGACCTCGCCCGAGTCGAGGAAGCGGGCCTGGACCCAGTCGACCGGGCCGAGGGCCCGAGTGTGCAGGTCGATCACCGGCCTGGTCTGCTTGCGGCTGACCTTGTGGCTGCCACTGGCGGCCAGGCGGATGTGGAGGGTGTCGCCGGCGACGGTGGCGTCGTAGCGGACGCCCTGGTCCAGGCCGATGTCGGCCAGGCGGCGGCCTTCGAGCCACAGCCGCTTGGCACCCTTGCTGTCGCTCAGGCGGTACTCGGCCAGGTGGCGGATGGAGGCAGCTGTCTTGCCAGAGGCGGCGGCGCTGCGGGTGGTGGTTCGTGGCACTGTCTTGCTCCCAGTGGTGGCGGTGGTCAGGCGGCGCAGCTGCACGAGGCAGCTACCCAGTACGGCATGGTCGGCGTGACGACCTGGCAGTAGTCGCAGTTGGGGGCCTCGTCCTGGCAGCCCCTGCCGCCACAGCTGCGGTCGCCGCAGTCGGGGCAGAGGTCCTGCACGGCGATGACCTCAGCGGCGTAGCGGCGCAGAGCGTCGAGTTCGCCGGCGGCGGCAGCGTGGTCGCCCTGGGCGCTGAAGTGGTCGGCCCAGTCGACCGCTGCGGCCAGGCGCTGTGCCTGAGCGGTGTGCCAGGCGGCGAAGTTGTCGGCGTAGCTGCTGCCAGGTCCGCTGGCGATGATGGCGGCAATCGTGGTGCTGAGAGCGGTGCGGTTGGCGGTGGTCATGTGGCTGTGTGCCTTTCTTGTGTTTCGCTGGTGGTCGGCGGCTTCGCCGCAGCGAGAGCACCATAGCGATTCGCTAAGATTGGGCCAACTAATCGAGGGCTGCGCGGAGGCCCCCTTGACATTACAAACGCGTCACAGATTGATCTCAAAAGAGGGGAAAACGTAGGCTGGGCCCCGGCATGGGCAAGAAAACCGAGCAGTGGCGTCGGGAGCGGGCAGCCATGCAGGAGGCCCCCGACCTGCTCAGCCTGCGGCCAGCTGGCCTCCAGGCGGTGGCCCCGCCCAGGCCAAATGCTAACGACGGTTTACAGATCGAAAACGACAGCTTTACGGGTTCAGCCTTGCACCAGGGAGAGCCCAATCTCAGGCAGCCCAGGAAGCGGACCGGCAAGGTGACGACCAGGGAGCCTGCTCCCAGGGTGCCCAATGACCAGCTGCTCGGCCTGGGCAACTACAGCCCCGTGGCCCACGTCCAGGCCGCCCGCGAGCGCTTCCTCCAGCTGTACGCCGAGCGCGGGACGATGGTGGAGTGCTGCCGCCTGGCAGGCCTCAGCTACAACGCCGTGCAGCATGCCCTGGACAAGGACGCCGACTTCGCAGCGGCGTTCAAGGAGGCCGAGCAGCAGGTTCTAGAGAAGCTCGAACGTGAGGCAATGCGTCGGGCTGTGGAGGGCACCGTCATCCGCTCCCGCAAGTTCTGGCACGGCGAAATGGTGGGCGAGGACATCCGCACCGAGTACTCCGACAACCTGCTGATGATGCTGCTGAGAGCGAAGAACCCGACCGCGTACCGCGACAACAGCCTCATCACGATCAATCAGGTGATCAAGGCGGTGGAGGGCTTCGATCCAGCCGAGGTGCTTGGACTCCCTGGGGGGTCCGCAAGCTAACAATGCTGCGAACAATCCCGTTCGGCGCATCTCAGCTGAGCGGGCTTGCAACTGCCGTTCACTCTCCCTGGGCAGGAGAGCGAAGGGGAGGTCTCGCGTCCCGCGTTCTAGCTGCTAGGGCCGAAGGCCCCGCGCGAGGGGGGCACGGGTGCCACTGCCGCCCCCTGGGCCGAGAGGGGGCACGTAGGGAAGCCCACGTTTCCAGAATTCCCACTCGGAGCCTAGTGGCCTTAGCGCCTCGCTATGGGAGCGCTCTGGTGCGGAGATACACGGGTGGCGACAACCCCGTGGCTATGGTGGGTCCGATTCCCACCCGCTCCCCTCACGCACGAAGGCCTTAGCGCATGGCTAAGCTGATCATTGCCAGCCCCAGGCGAGTGCGGAATGTCAGCGGCATGTGGCCGACCTGCGAGCGCTGCGGCAAGACGCTACCTCGCAAGCGGAAGCGCTGGTGCTCCAGAAGCTGCGGTGCCGACTGGTGGATTCGCCGTGAGCGCCTGGACTTCGACTGGTGGCGCTACTGGCGCAAGTGGCAAGCGGAGCGGGTGGGGTGAGGGCACTGCTCAGCCATACGGGGTCAAGGGTGACCGGCCCCGTCCCCACCCAACCACCCATGATCTACGCCGGCGGGCCGGATGACTGATCATGGGCAGCGAATTCCCCTTACGGGGAGCCTGTCAAGTCACAGTTGCGTCACGATAGCGTCAAGGGGAGTAGCTCATGCCGGCCACCCTTGAGATCAGGAAGGCGGCTGAGGCCACTGAGCAGGAGAAGCATTACCGCCCACGCGGGGCTGCTCGGGAGTTGATGCGCTGCACCGCTCGCGAGGTGCTGCTGGCCGGGCCTGCCGGCACTGGCAAAAGCAGGGCCTGCCTGGAGAAGCTCAATCTGGTGTGCATGCAGCTGCCCGTGCGCTGCGCCATCGTCCGCAAGACGCGGAAAAGCATCACCCAGTCCAGCATGGTCACCCTGGAGACCAAGGTGCTGCCGCAGCCCAACTCGGTGCTCTTTCACACTGGCGATCAGGAGTACCGCTACCCCTCGGGGGCCAGGATCGTGCTCGCCGGGCTGGATGATGCGGAGCGGCTGGCGAGCACCGAGTTCGACATGATCTACGTCAACGAGGCGACTGAACTGGAGTCGGATGATTGGGGCATGCTGCTGCGCGGACTCCGTAATGGCGTGCTCGGCTACCAGCAGATCATTGCCGACTGCAACCCCGGTCCTCCGGATCACTGGCTGAAGCAGCGCTGCGACGAGGGCAGGACCGTGCTGCTGGAGTCGAAGCACGAGGACAACCCCAGCCTCACCGCCGACTACATGAAGGCCCTGGATAACCTCACCGGCTGGCAGTACAAGCGGCTGCGGTTGGGGCTGTGGGTCGCCGCCGAGGGCATGTACTTCGAGGAGTGGAACCCCAGCCTGCACATAGTCGCGGATCGGGAGATTCCGCAGGACTGGCCCCGCTGGCTGTCGGTCGACTACGGCTTCGCAGCACCGTTCTGCTGCCTGTGGTTCGCCCGCGAGCCCGAGACCAGAACCATCTTCGTGTACCGCGAGCTATACGCCGCAGGGGTCAGGGACGAGCAGCAGGCCGAGGCGATTGTCCAGGCCACGGGCGACGAGAAGATGCAGCTGCGGATTCTGGACCCGAGCATGTTCAACGCTAGGACCGAGCAGATGCGGCCCTCCATCGCGCACGTCTACGCCGAGCACGGCTGCTGGCCGGTCTACCCGGGCATGAATAGCCGCAAGCAGGGCTGGGCAATCGTCCGCCGAGCGCTGGCCACGGGTACTGGTCGGCCCAGGCTTCAGGTACTCGACGGGCGTGCGCCCAATCTGTGCCGCACCCTGCCGACGCTGGTCCACGACCCGCTCGATCCCGAGGACGTGGCCGACGTGCTCAACCAGCACAAGACCGAGGACCATGCGCCCGACGCACTCCGCTACGGGCTCGCCGCCGAGGCGCAGCCGCCCGAGCCCACGGAGGTGGAGGACGTGCGGTGGTCCTGAGTCCGCAGGCGTTCAAGGAGACCACCAACGGCTACGAGAAGGCATCCAACGGGTTGTGGACGCATCGCGGCCATGCCGTGTTCGCCGCTGATCGGCCAGCTGCACCCGGTAACAGCGGTGGCTGGCAGAGCAACATCGAGATACGCTCGCCCGCCTCTCTGCCAGCGGGTCCAGCAGGCGCGGGCAATCCCGCGATTGGCTTCCACGAGCCGAGCGTGGCCGGCGTGGCGCTCTACAAGCCAGCTGGCCAGATAGGGCTGCGGATTGCTGGCAGCGATGGCTCGGACTACCCGGTCGCCGGTGCCCCAGGGTCGGTCACCGGGGCCATGATTGCCGATGGCACGATCACCTTTGCCGACCTGGCAAACGGCGCGGCCACGGTGCTGCTGATTGATGCGGCGGCCTACTCCAACTTCTCGACGACGCTCTCGGGCCAGTGGGTCGAAACGCCGATCAATGGCTCGGGCAACTTCGGCGGCACCCTGGTCCGGATCGACTGCGTCACCACGCTCATTGCTTCCGCCAGCTGTAATGGCTACATCGGCTGGGGCTGGGACGGTGCGGTGTCGGCGTCGATGCTGATTGCCACGCTCCAGCCCGGTCAGTACATGCCCATGCACGCCTTCGTGTACACCACCCCGCCCTCGGCTGGTACGCACAAGATGTCGCTGTTTATCCACAACGCGAGTGCGTCCACCACGTTCGGGCTGTCGAACGCCATCCCCTCCCGCTGCTCAGTAATGGAGTTCCGTAGATGAGTCTCGGCACAGCGCCGCCCAACGGCTGGTTTTCTGGCAGCAAGGAAGAGGATGCCGCCGAGCGGGCGACGATGGAGCTTGCCCAGGAGATGCGGGTCCGCTTCAACGACCGTGACGAGCTATACCGCGACATCGATGCGGTGCTCTTCGGTGACCTGCCGGTGGAGATTCCGGAGGCGTACCGCAAGACCGCCATCGAGGTCCGCTCACCGCTGGCACTCCACATCGCCAACACCGTCACCGCAGCGCTCAGCGTCAACGAGTGCTCGACGGTCTTCAAGCCCATCGGCTTCGGGGACGTGTACCAGGCCAACTCCACATTACGCGAGCAGTTCTTCGAGAGCAGCTGGAAGCGTCAGGAGCAGGAGGCCAAGCGGCAGCTGCTGCGCCTGTTCATGTGGAGCCTGGCGTGCAAGGGTGAGGGCATCCTGAAGACGGTGGAGCGCTCGAAGGTCGCCTGGGGGGAGTACGACACCAAGTCGAAGTCACTTCAGAAGGCCCTCGACGACCAGAAGGAGTTCGATCAGGACGCCAAGGACCGCATCTACCACCAGACCACCGAGGACTACAAGCTCGCGGCTCCGTATCCCATCACCACCACCGACGTGCCGCCCGAGACCTTCTACTACGAGCAGAACGAGAACGGCCTGTCGATGTGCATGGAGATCAAGGAAGTTCCGTATTCCCTGGCGCTAGAGCGCTTCGGGGCGGGTCTGGACTCCTCAGGAAACGTCGTACCGCCTGATACGTGGAGCGGGCTGGACCCCAGGGCAGCTGGCCTCGCGCGAGCGGAGTGGTCGACGCTGATGAAAAAGTCCGGCACCGACACGCTGCGCTGCATCGAGGCCTGGGACTACCGCATCCAGACGATCTGCCTGCAAGGTCCGAATCAGCGCACCAGCGGGCTGAAACGCTCCACATTGTGCAAGGTCAACAAGCATTCTTATGGAGACCCGATCCTGAAGACGCTCACGGGTCCGTATTTCCACGCCCTGGGCATCACCACTGCTTCACGCCTGCCGGAGCACGCGGGCCTTTCCATCCTGTTCGGATTCCTGCGCCTGTTCCCGCTGCTCGATTCGCTGCTCACCATGCAGGGCCAGGCGGCCTACATGACCGCCTATCCGGCGTTCAAGAAGACCACCCCGCCGGGCGTGATCCCAGGGCTCTCCGAGCGCCCCTATGGCAACGATGGTCGCGAGGGCAAGGGCTCCACCGTGGAGCCGGGCAAGATTTTCCCGTTCGACGTGAACCCCATCGACCAGCCGAAGAGCGGGGCCGACGCCGACAAGCTCATCGGCAACATCCAGCAGATGCTGGAGCTAGCGCTCCCCTCAGCTGTCCAGGGCATGGTCGCCGGCGACCAGTCAGGCTACGCCCTGAACCAGGCCGCCTACCTGGCCCGCCTGGGCTGGGACCCGATTGTCAAAAACGCCGAGGTCGCGCTCGGGGACCGCATCGGCTTCGAGAGTTGGCTGATCGAGCACCGCATCGCGGAGAAGGTCTACGCCTGGGGCGAGCAGGAAGCCACCAAGGGCAAGAAGACCATTGGTGGCCAGGTGAAGGCGGCCTGGCTCGGCATCGGGCCAGATGACCTGAAAGGCGTCCACCGCTACGAGGCAAAGCTCGCACCGAGCACGCCGAGCAACGAGATCGTCGCCACCCGAGCCATAGGCGAGAAGATGCAGCTGAAGCTGATCACGTACGAGGACGCTGTCGAGGAGGCAGGCTCGAACCCCGACGAAGTCGAGAAAAGCTGGCTGCTGCACGACCTGAAGAACAGTCCCGAGATTCAGGCCGAGCTAAAGAACGCCATCTTTCAGAAGGTCGCCACGATCCGCTCGGCCCGCATGGAGCAAGCGGGCCTGCCACAGCCTGGTCCGGGCGGCCCGCCACCTCCCGGTATGCCTGGACCAGGGGCAGCTGGCGTCCCCGGCGGTACTCCCGGGGCACCTCCAGCTGGTCCGCCCGGCGGCATGCCACCCAACCCTGTTCCCTCGCCAGGTCAGGGCCTGCCCATCGCTCCCCCGCCTCCTGGGGGCGGTGGTGGCGGCATGCCGCCAGGTGGCATCCCTGGAGCACCGGTCGTGCCAGGACTGCCGAGCAACATGGTCGGCTTGCCAGGAGGTGGCCCGTAGATGCCGAAAACGACCATGTTCGACGACGTGGCCAACGACCTGGCGCTGTGGATCGACGACACCGCGAACAAGGTCGCGCTCGCGCTCGCGCCGCGCCAGGCACCGTTCGCCGCGCCGCTCACCGAGCAGCAGAAGCTGGAGGTCTACCGGTCGCTCTTGTTCAACCCCGATGGCTCGCCCAACGAGGCAGGCCGATCAAAGGAGCTTGCGCGGCTCGGCCCCGAGGGGTTTGCCACCGTCTACAAGGCGGTCATCAAGGCGTACCCCGAGCTAAAGCCGCCCGAGCCCCAGAACCCCGACTCGATTGACGCCCTGGCCCCCATGCCCCAGGGCCCGCCCGGTCCGATGCCGCCAGGCCCACCGCCGCTGCCGCCGATGCCGCCAGGACCGCTTCCGGGCATGAACCCCAACATCCCGCCCTCGGGTGGCGCTCCAGGGCTGCTCTCGCCAAACGCCCCGCCGCCAGGCCCGCCTCCGACAAGAATGCCGTTCGGGCCGCTCGTCCCAGGAGGAGCCTAAGCCATGGGCATGAACCCACCGCCGGACTACAACCCAGACTTCCACCAGAACACGATCAACCAGGCCAAACAGGCTGGAGATGCCGCCTATCAGCAGGCGATGATCCAGTACAACAACCAGACGCTGGCCCTCCAGAAGGCACAGCAGGCCTGGAAGGAGACCGTCGACAAAGCTGGCCTCACGGGCATGTACGAGGGCCAGTACACGATGCCGAGCCAGCAATGGTTCGCGTCGACCTTCGGCAGCTGGGGGACGCCCCAGGCTGGCCAGCAGACCCAGTCGGCCCAGCAGCAGCAGTGGCAGCAGGCATACGACCTGGCTTCCCAGTACGGCCAGTACTACGCCCCAGGCGGGGCTGCCCCACAGGCTGGTCAGCAGACCCTCGCCGGGCAGCAGCAGCAGTGGAGCCAGGCGTTCCAGCAGCAGCAATTCGCCGCCCAGCAGCAGCAGCTGCAACAGTCGAACGCCCAGCAGTACTTGCAGATGCTCAGCCAGCTGCGCGGGCCCGCCGACTGGGCCAAGTACCAGCAGGTCCTCGGCTCAACGCCCGGCGGCATGCGCGACCTCGCGGCAGCCGCGATGGGCCAGTACGTGCCCGGTGGCGGCGCGACCACGGGCGTGGCCCCCCAGGCGGTCAGCCTGCAATCGATGATGGGCCAGATTGCTGGCAATCAGGGTGCCTACGCCGGGGCCAACCCCAACAACGCTCAGCAGACGTGGAACAACGCCGCGAACGCTGGCCAGCAGCAGGCCCCGTACGGCCAGATGTCCAACACGATGTGGACCGGCGGCGGGCAAGCCGCTCCCCAGGGCAACCCGCTGCTCAGCCCTCAGGCGCAGCAGTACACCCAGGCGTTCCAGCAGGGTGGGGCGCAGGCCGCGAACCAGGCCACCCAGAACTTCAACCTGGGCGCGGGCGAAGGTTTCGCCGGCCTCCCTGGGCGCACCCCTGAGGCAGCTGCCCAGCAGCAGCAGAAGTGGCAGCAGGCCATGGGGAACGGCACCAACACCCTCGGCAACCCCCAGCCGCAGCAGTACAACCTGCCCGCCCCCAACCAGATTGCCTCCCAGTCGTGGAACAACATGGCCCCCAGCCAGCAGCAGATGCTGCTCGGCCAGTACGAGTCCCAGGGCTGGGACAAGAACGACGTGCAGTCGCTGATGAACCAGAGCCTGCCGAAGTACGCCACCAACGCTCCTGGGGCCGGGACGTGGCGACTGCGCTAGCGCCGCCCGCCGATCTTCGCCCGACCTGCCTGCACAACACCCCGTGCCCGTGGGCGGTCTGGGTCGAAGTGCCGTGGGGCTGGCTGTGCCAGGTTTGTCACCCACCCGCACCAGCTGACGAAAACCTGCATACATACCAAGTGAGGCCAGCGACGAAGCGGCCCAAGAAGGCGGCACGCCGATGACGATGCTGCCCGATGTCGACAACGACACCTACGACGAGTGGCAGCGTGACGAGTTCAAGCGCAAGGCCGACGAGCAGACCAGCCAGTTCAGCTTCATGCAGTCGGCCCAGAGCCAGATCAGCCAGCTGCAAAACCTCGTCGGCCAGGGCGCGGGCGCGGCGCAGGCGTTCGCCCAGCAAGCTGTCCAGCCTGTCCAGCAAGCTGTCCAGCCAGCCGCCGACCAGATAGCCCAGCTGCAACAGATGGTCAGTGGGGCGACCCAGGCCCCACCGCCAACTGCCCCTCCTACTAGTCCTATTGCCAACAATCAGCCGACCGGTACAGCTGCTCCGGCCCCCGAGCCGCCAGCTGTTCCTGGGGCCGACCAGATTGCCCAGCTACAGCAGATGGCCAGCGGCGCGGTGCAGGGAGCCCAGCAAGCTGTTGGCGGCGCTATGCAGGTCGGCGCGGACCAGATCAGCCAGCTGCAACAGATGGCCGGTCAGGCCGCCCAGACCGCCGCTCAGGCGGCCCCGTCGTTTGGCCCCTCGGCCCCGAGCGGTGGCGCGGCCCCTGGGACCAATGACGTGCAGAGCTACATCGCCCAGGCCGCCCAGCAGCGTGGCATCGATCCCCAGGTCGCCCTCAAAGTGGCCCAGTCCGAGGGCGGCATGGAGCCCGCGCGGCGCGGCACCTTCAGCACCGGCTCCAGCTGGTGGCCCTTCCAGCTGCACTACGGCGGCCCAGGCTACGAGCAGCTGGGCAACGTCGCTGGCATGGGCAACACGTTCACCGCCCAGACCGGCTACCAGCCTGGCGACCCGAATGCCTGGCAGGCGAGCGTCGACTTCGCCCTGGACCGAGCCAAGCAGTCAGGCTGGGACGCCTGGTACGGGGCGAAGGCGCAGGGCATCACCGGCTTCACGGGCATCAACAAGGACACCCCGGTCCTGGGCGGCATCGGCCAGGCGGCCCAGCAGGGCTTCAGGGACATCTCCCAGTTCGGTGACCCGCAGCTGTCGAATGACGAGGCATACGCCGCATGTGGGCCAGCTGCCGCTGTCCGATTTGCTCAAAGGTTCGGGCGCAACCCGACGCTGCGCGAGGCGACCGACCTGGCCCAGACCGTGGGCTGGACCGCTCAATCGGGCATGGCGGGGATAGCCAGCGAGCAGCAGCTGATGAACAAGCTGGGCGTGGACACGACCCTGGTCCAGGGCCCGCAGTGGGACCGCATAGCCGCCGAGGCGCAGACGGGTAACCCGGTCACGATCAGCACCCAGGGCCACTACTTCTACGCTGATGGCTACAACCCGCAGACCGGCCAGTTCCACGTCGGCAGGAGCGGGTCAGACCTGCGCCAGGGCTCGGAGTGGATGACGCCCGACCAGATGACTGCGGTCATGGGCCCCGTCCAGGGAGCGCTGCTGGCGAACAACCCAACGGTGGCAGCTGGCTCTACCGCAGCCCCGGTCCGTGGCGCGGGCGATGTCTGGAACCAGGCCGTGAGCGGCGTCCAGACGAAGACTTCCAGCCTGCTGGACCAGCTGATGCAGTCCTCCCAGGCGGCACAGGCTCGAGGAAGGTCCTGGCTGGACGAGCAGACGCAGAACCTTGACCAGGCGGTCTCAGCCGCAGCTGCCAGCCCGCCGGCCCGTGGCCTCCAGGGCAGGCTGGGCGAGGTTGTTCCGAAGAGCTACGACGAGGTCACTGCTCGCTACCAGACGCCGGGCGATACGTGGAACGCTGGCCCGATCAGCGGACTGCCGACGTTCGGGGACGTTGGCAAGCAGCTGGGCACGGGTCTGTCCGCGCTCGGCACCAATGTCAAAACGGCCCAGGACATCGCCAACGAGTTCGCCCCTGGCACCGCAATCGGTCGTGTGGCGGCTGGCCAGGAGGACCTTGCGCGGCCGGACCCC